TTGTTCGACACCAGATGCCGTACGTTCGATATGTCGCCAGCGCCTATCGTAACCTGTATGCTGTCAATTGCGCTGCCATCATCGGCGTCAAAGTTAAAGAACTGAAATAGCACCGAAGACCAAAGACCATCAGGTATTCCGCCAGTCCCGCCAAACCACAAGCGGCCTTCGTGAAAGCATACTGCGCCTGGATAACCATTAACGCTGCTGAATGATTGCTCACTCCAATTGCGCGTTGCGACATTAGGCCCACTATATTGTACGTTAGGCCCACCGCCATCAACGCCTTCCGTTGCATTGTTACCAGCCACAAATGTATAAACATTATCATTAATAACCGTTATAGTACGCGCACCATTTAAATGGGCTTCTGTAATCCCGCCAGTTTTATTGGAACCAGAAATCGTAACAGTTGCACCTGTTGTAAAGCCATGCAGCACATGCGTAACTTCTACCACTGCTGAATCATGCTTAGTGCGAAATGGATTGTTGTCGTAAGCGGCAACAAGGGTTCCGAGAATAGTTCCAGTTACAACTGTTGCGCTAGTGTAAGCCGTGATTAAAATATCAACGTCTTGCCACCGGATGTATGTGCCAACGTGACCAGCAACAAACGCTGCGGCCGATGCCGTAACAGTTACCGATCCAGTTGTCGCACTGCACGATATAGTTACGTTGTCATTCGCAAACTTGTAGTAAGGTTGGTAAACCTTATTGGCATTAACGCTTGTAGCAAACTGAAAGTTAGTAACCGTAAAAGTAGTCGGCCCTGTGCGCAGGATTACCTGTGGCGCCCAATCCTCGCACGCAACAATCATCGTGTCGGCGCTTTGATCGAACGTAAACTTAAACAGCGTAGCGGTAGTCCAGTTGCATCCAGTCGTTACGCTGGAAAGCAAGATGCCATTGGTATCGAAGACATCGAGGCGTCCGTTAGAAAAACCCAACAAGTAACGCTCGTCACTGGCAAACTCAAACGGAACAAGCCGCGTGTTGCCGACAAGCGTGGATGCATAACGCGTGCCAGGTCTACGTCCTGCACCACCAGAGTTGTACAAGATTGCATTGCGCAGCCGACGTGCACCGTTCTTAAACGCACCCGTATCTACACGGAAGTGCATCAAAGGGTCGAGTTCACCCGACGCAAAGTTAGTTTGGAGTTGGCGAAGCCTCGGCATTAACGCACCGACGAATTGCGGAAGCGGGTATTAATCAATCGGCTGGTGTCGATCTTCGGCGCAGTGCGCCCTTGCGCATCACGGTTCCGTGCCAAGCGTGAGTGACGTATAGCCTTCTGGTCTAAGAAGTCAGAAGTCTCAATTTGAGCGGCAATCGAGTGCGCTAGTTGTGACGCTATCCGATAGACCATCATCTGTACAAAGTAAGGCGGCCAGAACTGTTCGTTGACGTAGAACGTGCCTTCAAGAATAACAACGTCTGCTTCTTCAGCATTGCAGAACACGTTATCTTCGTAGCGATCAAAGTCGATAGGTATGTCATTCACATACACAGTAGAGATAGCCAAGCATTCTGGTGGCAACTGATAAGCCGCTTCCCACTTAGCGGATGGGACATCGACCAAGCGCGACAACTGCACCTGATTAGATGCAAAGCGCCAGCGATATTGAGACAACTCGTCACGCGCAGTATTCTCATATAGATTTAAGCACGCAATAGATTCAGTCGTGCCATCATCGAAGGATGTAAGGGGCTGCGCACCAATTACCACAAGTGCCTGCTGGCAAATCTGCAAACTTGATACGTGCATCCTATGATCCTTTTAAACAAAAAGGACCGTTCGCAGGAGAGATTGCGAACGGCCCTCCTTTAGCAAGGGACACTAATGCGACCCATGCCCCCTTAATGTTACGTACCGTTAGTGGTCGTAACAGTAGCTGCCCCAGTAGCACTGGTAACAACCAGAACATCGACAAGCAATGTACCGCCGACACCAGACACTAGCAAAATAACGTCATTCTGCTTGAGGGTATTAGTAACATCGTTGAAGTAACCCGATGCAATCGCAGTCGCAACGAGATCAGCAGTGGTATAAATAAATAGACCAGGCTGCGCGCCGCCGATTTTGAATAGAGTTGAAGCTGAAAGTGCCATTTTTAATTCCCCTTACGTTTCGGTGATGCGGCAGTTGTAGACGCCCGAGCCATCAATCAAGACAGAACCCATACTCATCATCGATGTAGCAAGGTGAGCGACCTTCTCTGGAACATAGTTCAACTCAGTTGCAACATCCTGACCGATGGCGTGACCAACAGCCGATTTGTGGTAAGCAAAGTTCGAACGAACAGTTGAAGAAATTGGCAAGCCAGAGTGCGTGTAGAACATGAAGCCCAACCAGCGGCGAGCAACCATTCCACCCTTGTACGGCAAGTCATCGCTACCGATGAAGTCAGCGTCCGAGAATGCACTGATACCCAGCAAGTTCACCCATGCTTGTGGCGAAACTGCGAAGTAACGATCACCGTCGTCAGGAACATCGGTTTCACCGAAGGTCTCGAAGATCTCGTTGATCTTTGTGGTTGTGATCGTACCAGCGGTTGCGGTCTGCAATGCTGTGGTGTTCATCGCGTCGGTCAACATTGTGTCGGTCTTGCGGCCAAGAGCATATGCGCTCGAGTTAGCAACGACCATACGCTCGTCGTGGTTGATCTTCAGTTCGTCAAGCTTGTCGATGTAGTCAGCTGCATACCAATCTTGCAGCGTGCACTCGACAGGTGCGTGATCGATGGTCATGACAGGTACGTTACCGTGACGCGACTTCTGACCAGCTTCACCCTTGCCTACCTTCTGGAAGGTAGTGGACGAACCCTTTACACCCGCTTTAGTACGGATGGTGTTACGAATTTTTGAACCCATGCGCTGATAGGCTACATGTACTTCGCTTTCGAATTGCTTTACGAAAGCATCATTAATATCAATTGCCATGATGATTCCCCGATAAGGTTTGGATAACAAGTCGGTTATCCGTGCCTGAGCGAGTGCGGTTCTCCCTTTCGGGGCCGCCCGTCATTTACGGGCCTATGCGCTAAATCGCGCAACCTTGTGTTTCAAACAATGGACTAAGTTTGTTTTGTTAAAAGAATACCTGTTGGCTTATAACCAAGCCGCTCTAGAAACTTTACAGTCTGATCTTTGTTGGTGCCAGTCGTAACACCAAGACGAATGACTTGGCCTTTGCTACTAGCCCAACCTTCCATCTGACGCACCAGGCGAAGCGCAGTTGTAGTTCCGCGCCGCGCAGGAATAACATATATGCCAAGGTCATCGACACTACGCGCATTAGAAAATATCATAGGCACAGTGCCGACAGCAATAAACCCTATTGCCTGACCTTCTTCGTCCCATGCCATCAGGCACAGCCAGTCTGGATCAGTAAGACAAAGGCCCACCCATGCCATCAACCTATCCGCGTCAAACGGATAAGGTCGATAGACAGGGCTTTCCGCGTGCATATCGCGCGCAAGTGCAATCAGTTCTGGCTCCTCGCCAGCTTGCAATGCTCTGATCGCTATCATTTTTTGCCAGCGTTATTCTTAAACCAGTTCTCTACCCGCGCAACTACCTTTGGATCGCGTCGGCTGCTGTCATAATATTCTTTGCTTTGCATCAGCTTCTGAATATCCTGATAGCTTTCGTCTTGGACTGCGCCTTCGCCTGCACCAAGATCAACTCCGCCTTCGGACAATGCACCCATAATACGCTCCAATGCTTGTATACCTTCTGCATCAGTTGCGATGCGCTGCACTGCGAACAACTCGCCATCTTTGAACGTCTTTTCTGCCCACAAACGCACAGCAGTTGTACGATCATTTGCATTCTCGCCAAGCTTTTGCAGTTCAACAGCTTGCCGCGCAGCCATCGAGTCCACTTCGGCTTGAGCATATTCGTTAATGACGCGCTCAAATGCTTCTTGTGGTAGCGCCGCTTCATGCGCAGCCTTACGCCACAAGGAAACAATAGGTGACGCAGCCAAGGCGTCCATGTCTAGTGCTTCATTGGTAGGCAAAGCATAGGCATCGGGTGTCTCAGGGCGTGACGCAAGGCGTTCGCTTTCCCATTGCTCACGCAATCCTTCAACGTTGCCGCGTGCCTTTTCCATTTCAGCATACGACTTTGCCAGACCTTCGACCCGAACCTCGTTAGTCTCTGCGTTCCAAAACTTCTCTGGAATAAAATCAGGGCGCGTTACCGTCGCACTAGGTGTTACTTCTGGCGTTGCGCCGCCTTCTACTTGTGGTTCTCCACCATCAATTAAACTATCAGACATCTTTCTTTCCTCTCTCCGTACCAGCGCGCATACGCGCCTCGATTATGCCCACAAGATAGCGAGCGCCCTCACGGTGGCGCAGTTGCGCATCCGTAATCTCTGGCCCACCCACCATTTCAATGGTGATCGAGCGTAAATATTTAAGAAACTCACGGCCAGCACCGCTACCGAAGGTAGTTGCTGCCAGTAAATCAAGTTCATCAGACCGTGCCGCGCTTAATATCAGGCCATCAGGCCCAACCTTAGACTGTGGGCGGTCCTTCTGTGGGTATGCCACTGTTCTCTCCACTCATTTGAGCAATTGCTTCCGCTACTTGGGCACGCTGCTGTTTATTTCGGATCAACTTGACTGGAACACCAAAGCGTTCACGCAAATAGCTTGCGGTTTCCTCTTGTTCAATCATCATCTGTGCCAGTTGGGGACCAAATTGCTGGTTCAACATAGACAAAAAGTTATTGACTGCGTTAATATCCTCAACTGCCTGCGCCTGAGACAGCGGACTAGTTGATATGATCTTTATCTGCCGACCATTGATGACAGGCAGTTCGATTCGCCCCTGCTTTTGCAGGATATACGCCACGCGCACGATGATACGGTTGACAAATTCAATCTGCAAGCGGCCAAAAGCGCTACCAATCTGGCGTGACAGGTCTGCCATGCGTTGCGCGACCTCAGTTGCGCTCATTGGTGTGCGATCAGGCGACCCAAGCGTCTCATTGTACAATGCTTTGCGTATATCAGAACGCAATTCCTGCAATGTAATC